GCACCAAGATCGGCGATGATATACGCCGACGAGGTGTTGACCCGCCACTTGCGCGAGACGTGCTTGTTCTGTAGCCGACTGGGGTGCGCCTGCGTGATCCAACCCGAGGCTGAGATCGTTCCCGCATCAGATAAATTCTCCCAGGCCATGGCGATGTTACCCATCAGCCAAATCCCACAACTTCGGTTTCAGTTTGCTCCAGATCTTCGCGCGTTTGCACAACCAATAAATATTTCCCATTCGTGAGCCCGAGTCGCGGAACCGTGAGTAAGATCGAATCGCCAATATCCTGATCAAACAAGTGCTCCTTGAGCGTAAACCGATACATCGACCGCTCGGTACCGTAGAGCGCCATACGCTGGTCGGCTTCTGCTTGAGCGTCGGAGAAGTTGACAAAGTACGCCTCGACTGGATCTGGATCGATTGCCAATGGATGAAATCCAAGGATCGATCCTGATTGATCCTCCGACGGCTCCGCAATTCGAAACGGCGATGCTAGATAAGAAACCAGCTCAGGTTGAGTTTCAAATACTTCCCCGATCAGCTCGGTACCCTGTTGCACAGTCCAATTCACATCGTAAGCAACTCGAGCCCGCTGGATGATCGGATCAACTCCGCTTGGCAATCGATCGCGTGTCAACGTAATGATGTCGTGCTGATCATAACGGGCAACAACCACTGTTGACGGTACATTGACCAGACCAATCTGTAATTTACCAATGCTATCGAAACCGATCCAACCGCTAATCGCGCCCATCAATCTGCCGACCACCTCTGCGACCGTAGCGTTTGAATCAGTATTAAGAAAATAACCGATTGGAGCCGGTTGTATTTCATTGGCAACTTCAAAGCTTTGCAGATCAAAATCATCAATCGTCAAATCGGAAGCGTTCAATATAAGGAATGAGACAATATCTGCCGTTGTCTCAATATATCCGTCAGTGTTTTCACCACGTACATCGGCAGTAATCTTGCCGAACGGGCTCGCGCCGAGCATGAACAACCCCTCGGCTAAACAAGTGACGTAACCATCCATGATGATCGTCGCTCGCATCGTGTCGGAGTCTGGATGATCGCCATGATTTTCAAGCAAGCCAGCTGCATCGTAAACAGCGTCAATGGCTTCGACCGATCCATCATGCACTTGATAGACCAACTCGGCTGGGATCAATAATGGCGGCGAGATATTCCGAACCTGTCCGCAGACGAGCGGTTTGCGTTTTCCTGCCAGATCCTCACCACCTTCGAGATCGCCAGTTCCGGCGTATGAATTCGGCTGCGCCGGAACCTCTAACAGGAATGAGTTATCCCGCAATGAGATCGTCATTCGATCTTCAGTGATCGTCCAACCGGTTGCAGTCAGATCCGCGACAATCGTAAAATTATTATAAGAGTCTACGATGTGGAGATTGTCTTCCAATCCAATACGCAGCCGCACGCGTTGCCCATCGACACCATGGTGATCAATCAAGCCGTCGTAGTCGGCCTCGGTGTTGATCAGCTCCAGCTCGCCATAGCCGATGTTAATCTCGCCAAAACCACTGGTGTTGATGATCGAGCGCTCGAACGTAATCGGCTTTTCCAGCGTTCCAATGAATGGCTGATTAGCGGGCGTGTCGGTCGCATAAGTAATGAACTCTCTTGTCGCGGCATATATTCGCAGCGACGCCAGATCGTTGATATTCAGCTCGGCGACAATGTCACCGTTAGCCGCGAAAGTGCCAACCAGCGCAGAAGTAGCGACCTCGCTGATTGCTTGAAGTGCGAGCATCTATGCCGCGGCGTCTTTGCCGTTACCGGCGGCGTCTTTGCCGCTTGCAGCAAGCGCTGCCTCATATTTTTGTCCAGCGGCCAAGATCTTGGCGTCGAGCACGACTGCTACCTGGGCTATGCGCATTCCTTCCGCACGTACTGCCATGTCAATTATATTTCGCAATACGAGAGCTTCTTCGGGCGTCAGTTCGAGGAGGACCATTTACTTCTCTTTCATCAAGTAACCAGCACGCCACGCCACGTGCCATTATAGAACCAAATCTTGTTTGCTGCTGTGTCATAGACCATCGGTATCCGACCGCTATAGCTCGTCGGCGTGCCGGTCGGTGTTCCGGCACAGGATGGAATATAAAGAAAACCGTCATTCGCGTTCGTGGCAATCGCCGCGGTGTTGATAATGATATTGCCTTTACTATCAACAAGCATCCGATCAGAAGGCGAGCTACTTCCATCTGGTGTTGTCTTGATTAGTACTCGCGTCGGTAAGTCATTAGTGCCGGGAGTACCGTCAACTTCAGCTTTAATCTCTGCCCCAGTAATGAAATTCGATCCATCAGCACCGCAGAAGAGAAATCGGCCTAATGAATCACCGTTCTGAACAATGGTATTAGTGCCAATAGTACCGCTGCGAGATTTAGCAGTGACCCAACAACCTCCATTAGCATTATTAGCCCAATTGAATGCGGTAGATTGAGTCGTAGCTTCAGAAGTACCGTGTAATTGTAAAGGCGACTGCCGATTGCTGACGTCACCAACGCTCGTTGTATGACCGAGCAACACACGTCCCGAAACATCAACAATAAATTTTGATGCCGAACCGACCATTAGATCAATCAGCTTTGAGGCACTGGCCGAATTGGTATTAGTTACATTGAGCGTAACGGCAGAAAAAGTCACCGCGACGTTGTTCCACGTTGAAGCCATCTCAAGAACTGGAATTTGTGACGTAATCGTACCGCCACCAAACAGCTGCAATCGACCATCGCCACGCAACGACATGCGCTCTTGCGTATTGGTCATACCGGCGCCGCGCGTGTACCAGCGAAACTTGGCTGCGATATCGTTGGTCCCGCCCGGTGTCCCGTCAACACTCACCTCGTGAAAACAAACCGGACGATGCTCGACAGTGTCTGACGCCATGAACATGATGGATCCAATACCGTCGCCATCTTCGACCATGGCAAAAGTACCGGGTGTATCAGAATGCGATTTGGCAAAAGTCAATCTTGGACCGAAACCGCCGTTCTGCCATATGAACATGCAGAGCTGACGGCTATTATTATCGAAGCCGTGAATCTGATGATACGGAGTGTAATTGAATAGGCTGGGGTTAAGTCCGAGCGGCGAGGTAATTGTGGTAGAAGTCGCATTGATGATCGTGCGAGAAAATTCATCGACACTGAATTTAACGATGCTGTTGACTTGAGTATTGATCAGCTTTGAATTGCCCGCCGATCCGGTGCGCGTGGCATTCATCTTGATAGCATCGAAATTTGTGCCGACGCTATCCCACGTATCAGTCAGATTATGAAGCGGTACTGTCATGGTCTCTGGTTTCTAACCTGCTGATTGTCTCGTTGCGTAACACGCTGCCCGTCACGCTGCACCACGAAGAACTCGTCATTATCGGCATTGATGGACAGATTGCTTGCCCCCGCGAACCTCGCCGCTGCAGTCTTGTAAACTCGAGCCTCAACCGACAGTGATCCGGCTCCAGAGTATGTCGCATGCAGTTGCCGAACCGGGGCAGCATTGATCGAAAGATTCCCGGCTCCGGCAAATCTCGCAGTGCCAGCCTGAATCCCCGGTTTGAGAACGCTGATCGAGAAATTACCTGCACCTGCAAACCTCGCCTGCCCAGGCTGAAGCCCCGGTTTAAGAACACTGGCCCGGAAACTACCGGCACCGGCAAACGTCGCAAACCCAAAGTGAACCTGCGGACTGACGACAGTCGCATTAACCGACAGTCTACCTGCGCCGCTGAATGTCGCACTGCTAAGCACAAATACATCAGTGGGCGGAATAATGGTCGGCGGGATCTCGACATCAATTCTGGAGAGCGTTATCTCGACTGCGAATATCGGGCGATCGCCAAATTCAGTAACCAGACGTAGCCGAGCGGCATAATCCAAGAACCCTTCAACCGTCCCACCGGCAGTGAAGACCAACGCATAGCTGTCGGGGAGCGATGATGTCGAAGCTTCCGACAGCGCAGCGAGAGCCAGCATCAGTCGGCTCTCAGCTGGAGACCACCGATATCAATACGAACTGCTGCCGATCCTGCTGCAACGTTGAGCGTAGAGTTGCGCGCCTTACGCATCAGCATATTGCCCGATGATACCGCATCAAGCACGGCAAGATGCGTAACCGAATATCCTGCTGTTGGCGTCGGGAATAAGATCGAATCACCGTTAACGGAAATGCCAGTAGCCAATACAGTCTCTTCCATCAAGTCAGCGATACTCTGCCGCGCAGCTCCACCTGTGGCGATCTCGTTAGTCAACGAGCCATCCGATGTTGGATCGGCGCTGAACATTCCGACATAGCACGCGGCAGGAGCAGTGAATGCCGCCTTGCCGAGAAGATGATCGATCCATTTCTTGGCCAAATATTTGGTAAGCTGAGAAAGCACACCATCGAACCCAGCAGTAAGCGTGATCTTGCCGATGGCAAAACTGGGTGCCGCGCTGCCAGCTCCGACCAACATTGGATTAGCCAATGGAATATGCAGCAAGACATTTCCGATGGTTAACGAATCCATCACGCCGAGATGCGTCGTGAGACCCCACGATCCTGATGGAACCGAAAACGTAACTGCCGAGGTATTTGCAGCGACACCAGTCGCAAGAGTCGCCGCTCCCATCTTAGATGTAAGCTCGACTCTGGCGTAATTATTGCCAACTACTTCACCACTCAGAACTCCGGTCTCGCCAGGAGATGACGTAAACAATCCGGCATACACCGTCGGCATGGTGAATGTTGCGATGCCGAGTAGGTGATCAAGTAATTTTTTCTGTGCATATCGGGTAAGGCTAGCCAACAGATTCTCGTTTACGTTGCCGCGCTTGCACGCGAGTGGCCTGTAGACGGGTTTCCGCATTCACTGAGCGCTGTTGATCGCGAATAGCAGTAACGTTGTCAGTATTGCCTTGCGCGACTAACTTCGACAGCTGCGTGAGCATGAAAGCGTTCTCCCGTCGCAGCAGCCGAAGCTCTTCCACCGTATTATCATTGCCCGGAATCGTTCCGCTGCGATTGAATTGCGGCAGCCAGCTTGCATTAGCTAGCGCCACCGAGCGGCGCACCATGAACTCACCTGCCGACGCCATGACCGGCTGATTGTCTTGCGTCATGGCCCCGCCTTTGACCCATCCGCCGTACTGGAAACCTTGTACCGCGAGCAGGCCCAATCCCGATTCAGTTGCCGGAAAGGTCTCGATACCGCCGCTCAACTGCGCATTGATGTTCTTTAGAACAATGATCGAATCCCTGATCGCATTGACAATCTGGTCGGTCGAGCTTTCCACCGTCGGCAGCGTGAGCAGATCGGTGGTGATCTGTTGCAGGCCTTCTTGATACCGGCTAGTGGATCCATAGACGTCACGCAAAGCGGTACGCAATGCCTCGGCGTCCTGAGCAATCCGATTGACGGCATTGATATTGCCCTGCCGCGCCAATTCCAAAGTCTTTTCATAGGTAGACCGAGCAGCTTCCAAACGCGATCGTGGCGATCCGGTTGCTTGCGATCCAGCCAACAAGCTGTTGACATAATCAACGACATTCTTGGCAGCGGCATTGATCGTGTTCTGCCGATCCTCGGCCGCGCGTCGTTCTTCTTCCAAGAGCTGCTTGTTGAAATCTTCGACAATACGTAATCGTTCTGCAGCCAGTGTCTCTTCCAGCAGTGCCAGATTTTTCCCGCCTGCTCTGATCTCGGCTTCGCGCTCACGCTGTGCCTGCCGATCGAAAATAGCCAACTGCCCTTCGAGCGTTGAAGTATCAGTCCGCGCCGCCAAAATTCTATCTTGCAGCGACTCTTGTGCGCGCTGCTGTTCTTCAATCATTTGATCGTTGAAGTCTCTGACAATGCGCAATCGCTCAAGTGCCAATGTTTGTTCCAGGAGGGCGATATTTTCCCCACCAGCCCTGATCTCTGCTTCACGCTCTCGCTGCGCCTGGCGGTCAAAAATAAGCAACTGCCCTTCGAGCGTCGAAGTATCGGTCTGCGCGGCCAACATCCTATCTTGCAGCGATTCTTGCGCGCGTGCGAGATCCCCGGCCGAGCGCATAACCACATCGACCGTTTGTTCAACCGCTTCACCAAATTCATGTATCACGCCATTCAATTGCGGAAATAGCTGTAGCAATTGTTGGAATGACTCACCCATGATTTCATTTTGATTGACGATCTGTTGTGCTTGTAATGCCATAAATTTATTAATGACTTGCGGATCAACACCAAGTTTCTGCGCATCCGCAATTGATTCAAACATGTCGGTCAGCTGATTGATCCAGCCAGTTCCCTGCAATTCATTGATGCTACGAATGAGATCGGTCTCTATTTGCTGGCGCAAGCGATCAAGGCCCTTGGCCAAATCCTCGGCAACGATCTCAGATGCCTGGATGCCGCTGACACCGAGCGCGACCATTGCTTCCTGCAGATCTTTGGCTTGCGCCTCCAGGTCGGCCATTCTCTGCGCAGTCTCGGAAAGCGCGTCCGCACCACGTAGTGCCTCACGAGCATTCTCAATGGTGCGTTCACTGAACATCTTGAACTGTTGCGCGGCTTTCTCCATTGCCAGTGTTGCCTCGTCGGCCGCCTTTTTGGCTTCCGGCGCGGCAATCGTAACGCCGCCCTGTGTCTTGGCAATCTGGATCTGCGCCAATGCAGCCTTATTGATTTGATCCAATTGCAACGCTGCATTCTTAATTGAAGTCGTCACATCACCGGAAACATTATTGAGTGCTTCAAGTGAATTAACCATACTATTCAATGATTCGCGCGACTGTTGCAGCTGATTATTGAATTGCTCTGCTGCCTGTGCTGCCGCTTGTGCCTCTTGCTCATTATCTTCGAGCAATTTGCCAAGGAGGCTAAGACCGACACCAATCGCGATCCCGGCCCCGCCTGTAGCAGCACCGAGACCCAAACCGCTAAGACCTAGACCGCCCGCACCCAGAAGCCCAGTGAGACCTGTGCCAGCCGCTTCTCCGACCCCCGGAGCACCAATGATCGACGTTCCGATTTGCTTAGTTGCTGCTTGTGTAATCGCCGCCCCCAAGCTCTGTACGGATTTAGCAAGTGCATCGGTTACCGATTTGCCTTCGACAAGACCACTGATGAATGTATTGAGAAAATCTGCAGTTAGATCTCGCGCTTCTTTAACTCGCGTATTGAAGCGTATCATCGCCGCTTCATTCGTGTTGAGTATTTCTTCAATACTCAAACCGGGCATCAATTCACGCAATTTTTCGATAATCTTGACGTCTTCATCGGAGAAAAAGAGAGTCTCACGTTCTGCTTTAAGTGTATCTCTCAAATCCTGTAATCTTTTCGCCAGTCGTTCTGCTTCATCGGTTTGTTTTTTAGTCAGTGCGATCGAATCGGATCTTGCTTTGAAGCTATTTTCAGTGGCAATAGCTTCAGCTTTCAATGCATCAACTTCTTTTTGTCGTGCCTCCGTCAAATTGCCCTTGCTGATGCGCTCGGCATCAAACTGAATTTTAGCAGCTTTGACCGCTGCTTCTGACTTGCCGATATTTTCAGTTTCCAATTTGCGTAATTCAATTGAATTCTTAGTGCTTGTCAGAAACTGATCAAATGACTGTCCAATGCGTTCTCGTTCTCTACGTTCTTTATCCAGCAGATCAATTGCTTTTTTTCGTGCTTCATTATTCAGCTCGGCGATTTCAATCTCCAGTTTCAGCAGATCTATGGTATGCTGCTGCTCGGAGGTTAAACCTTCACGAGCTGCACGCTCGGCATCGAACTGCAATTTTAATTTCTTTATCTCAGCATCAGTCTTTCCAATGCTTACAGTCTCTAATTCGCGCAATTCAATTTGCTCTTGTGTTCGCTTTACCAGTTGATCAAACGGAAGTTGCCTGAGTGTTTCCGACAACCCCACTGTTGTACGATCAGTCTTTTCAGCTTCGCCCCGGTTTATGCGCTGTGCGGCTTCATACTTCCGCATAGCCTCTGCAACGTTGCCTAATTCTTTAGTCAGATCAAAATATCGCAAAGCCTGTTGTGCTAATGCCGGATTTGTCGCGCGAGTGGCATTGTCAATTGCCGCCAACTCGTCACGCATCCGCTTGACGTCTTGCCACCCTTTAGCGCTCTGATTGAACCGATTAATAACAGCATCTAATTGCACAAATCCGGTCGAAGTCGTTTCTAATATTTGCGGAATATTCTCAAACCCTGGCGGCAACAATACATCCAGCGGTACCGCAACTGGTGTAGCAGTTAATTTTCTAAATGATTCACTAAGTCGTTCTATTTGTTCCTGTGATTCTCGTATACCTCTAGCTATCTCAAGCGATAATATTTCTCTGCTCACTTCAAGAAACGAACCAGCTGAAGAAGTTGCGTCACCGTATGCTTTACGAAGTTGTTCTAAAGTATTTCCCTGATCCTTCAATATCTTCTCAGTTGTAACAACACTCTCAGCTAATTTTATAAACGTAAATGCCAATGCTCCAACAGCAGCCGTGAATCCAAGTATAATCAAGCGTGCTGGTGTAAAGAACGTCAAAAATCGTTGCGCCCATTGCGCCATCGTCAATTGCGACGATGCAAACACGTCGGCGATCTGCGAACCTTGCTGGATCAGAACCGTGAACGGATTTTGTCCCGACGCTAAGCTGACGCCAACGTCCTGGATCTGACGCGAAAGGTTGATCAACTCGTAGCGGGCGGCTTTGCTTTGATTGCCGAACTGCAGCATCTGTCCTGCAGCCCCGGCTCCAGCACCAGTCCCTCCCAATCCAACTCGGGCAGTCAATGCACCGAATTGATTTCCCAGCGTGCCTAACGTTGCCGCTGTCGTTGTGACACCACCCTGAATTACATTCAGCGTATTCGAAAACGTGGCTAAACGAGCTGTAGTCGCACCCGACACATTCTGCACACCACTCATCATTCCCTGGAGATTCGTAAATCCAGTGAGTGTGCCTTGCACTGCAGGCTGCATGATAGCAAGTTGACTGGTGACCTTGCCGAATTGTGCCGCGACGGTTCCAGACACACTTTGCACTTGCCCAAAGCGAGCTGCCGCTTCGCCAAGAACTGCATTGGCCCGCTCTTGAAGCTGCGGGAATGCCGCCGTGATCCGATTGAGTTGCTCCTGCGTTTTCTGAAAATCCTGCGTTTGTCGAACAGACGTAATGAACCGGCGCTCCAACCCCTCCAGGGTCTTCTCCATCGAGGCCTGCTTGCGCGCAGACGTCTCATACATCTCACCCAAAGCGCTGACAGCCTGTCCTGCTTGCGGAAAGCCCTCGGCTTTCGCGCGTAGCGTCAACGTGCGTATGACATCCAAGCTTGCCATTACTTACTATGTCTCTTCGTTGCCGAAGCTGCGCGCAACTTCATTCGCTCGATCACTCGCTTTGATCCTTCAATATCGGTCGCTTTCACCAAAGCAGCTTGCTCCGGTTCCGGTTTAGCATTGAGCATCGAAAGATATTCGGAATCGATATCACGGATGATGTTTTCGAAATGCTCTGCAGCGTCACCGAGCAAGCCATGCTCGGCAGCGTAATTCAAAATCGATGATCGAGGGATTGGCCCCAACGACATACCGATCTGCCGCTCGGTAGAAAGATCACCGAACGCCAACCAGTACCAATGATTCCAGTCCGAAATTTCTGGCTTTTCGTAGAATTGCGCAGGAGCTTCACGCCCCCGTTCAATTAAATTCAGCCAGCCTTTTTCCTGTGCTCCCCACTGATGTTGCCATCGGAGAGCTGCAACAAGTTTCCCACGGCATCTTCCCGATCCGCTTCGGTCGTCTCGGCAATCATCTGCGAAGCCCAGGAAACACCGTCACGAAATCTCCGATACTCTGGCTCGGTCAGCAGCTTTTGAGCGAACTGTTTGGAATATGGAATGGGCTTACCATCCTCATCCTCAAGGCCTTCCCAATCCAGCAAACAAGCATTGAGCAGACAGGATCCGATGATGCGATCCATTTCGTCGGGATCGACCCGTCCGCCCAATCGCTTCTTACGTGGCACGGTATCAAGCAGCCGAGCCTGCAAGCGGCGCCAGTCGGCATTCATGTTGCCACGAACCTTGAGCCGCAGACCTTCCATCTCTGGAATGTCTCCGATCCAAGCACCATTCTCTGCGCGATCGGCATCGACCGCCAGCTCAGTTAACTTCATGTACCCTCCTTCTACATAGATACTGCGGGTTGCGTGAACAGCTCGCTGTTGACGCCGACATTATACGTGTTGCGAATGATATTGTCATTCGTGCCAATGTTCTTTCGGCGTGACCGGACTAGACCCCGAAGATAGATCGTAGTGTCCGACCAATTCGGCGGTCCATCCGGCAACACAATGCGGAAGGCAAAGTTATCGTTGGATTGCTCTGCCAATTCAACAGCAGCCTGTCCAGTGTCAGTTGGATCGTGGAAGCAGACAATGGCCATAGTGCCAGCATCACGCGCGCCTTTAGCATGACGCGTGCGCCCGTCACCGAGAGCAGCTGCAGCCACGTCCGCGGCTTCGTCGCCGAACTCACCCACGGATTCAACCAAGCCGATCTCGGTCCAGTTAGACATGGCTTGGAATTCCGCGAGCGTGTCGGCTTGCGCGGTAGTGACCGCATCTCCGATGTAAACTCTCGTACCTGATGCAGTTACGATATCACCCATGGTGATCTCCTCTTAATTGCCCAACCATCATGGATCTCGGGAATTGGGCGTGCTCCCGAAACTGTCATCCATCGAACTGGTAGCGATATGGAAACAACAGCGAGTAGACGATCCAATCGCCTTCCTCGCTGTTGTCGTCAATGATCGGCCCGTCAGGTGCGAATGTTTCAAGCTGCCCACTCGGAAATTTGAACGAGCGAAAGATAGAAAGCAGCTCGTCAGTCCAGGTCAAACCTTGTGCCAATCCGATACCACGCCGCACGTTCAGAACTATTCGATAAACACCTTCCTCAAAGAATCTCCGACCGACAACAGGCTTAAGTCCCTGCACGACCGGATATTGCTGCACAACAAAAGCCGGGACATCGGGTGGCTCGGCAATCGTGTCGTAGGAAATGATCGGCGTCTGGGTCCATTGCTCGACCAAGCGCTGCTCAAACAGATCTGCAACCGCCTTGGTTGGCATCAGAACATCCGTACAATGATCGCAGGCTGGCGCAACGATTTCTCTTTCGTAATCCCGCCAAGCGTCGTGCGGTAATTGAATTGTATTTTGGCAATCCGTCCGAACCGTCTGCGTGCCAACATAGCCACAGCCTCATAGACCCCATTTGGGGCCATCTGCGACGAGCCTTGCTCGATCTTACGTGCATACGGCACGACATTGACGAACACGAATTCTTCGCCTCCTCGAATCTGCGCTAGCAGCGCGGGCGTATCGATATCCATCGCAATACCATCAACCAAAAGCCGATGACCTCTCTCATATCTTCCGCTGCGTACCGGCGAGAACGCATGCAGCATCGCACTGATATAAGCAAGCACATCGACCAGCAGCTCGAACTCGGTGAAGATCACGCCATTGGGTTTGACTTGCTCCAGCGGCACGCCCAGCAATCCATCGACATACGTTCGCGACGGCGGCTCGATCCCGAGCACACGCAGATTAAAGCGCTTGGCATCATCAATCTGCTCACGTGCCAAAGTCGCAAAAGCACGGCTTTGCTCTTCCGGCGATATGTTGCCCAAGAACAAAACAATGTCGCGATTGATCGGCTCAGCGAGCCACTGCATTCCCGCCATTTAGCGCCTCACACAGCTCCATCATCGGAAAGCAAGTCAATGCCGATCCCGGCGTGCAGTTGATTATCTCGATTCCACGTTTCTTGAACCCAGCGCTAACTCTCTCCAGCTCCATACGCCACAGCTTGGTCGAGTCCTTGGTCGGATTGTGCAACGGTTTCGACGTGTGCGGCGCGTGCCAGTGGGCGCCGTCTTTGACATGCATGTCGAAGCCAATCAGAAGCACCCGCTTGCTGCCAAAGGCCTCGGCAAGATTGATTGCCCGGTGACCGGAATTGTTGCCGTCGCAGA